ATTTAAAAAGGAAAAAAAAGATAACAACTGGGCAACTTTATAAATCTTTAAAATATAAAATAATACCAGATAAAAATTCTACTATTTTAAATTTTGAAATGGAAGATTATGGATTATTTGTAGACAAAGGGGTAAAAGGAAAAGACCCAAATGCTCTACCACCCAAAGCAAAATATTATGGAATACAAAAAGCACCCAATAGTCCATATCAATTTGGTGCTATGAAAAGCAGAGGATTAAGAAAGGCATTAAATAGATGGACTGTACAGAAAAATATAAAAGGAGTTAGAGATAAAAAGGGTAGATTTTTACCTAGAAAGAGTATGCAATTTATGATGGCAAGAAGTATTTATTTATCAGGACTAGAAGCAACTATGTTTTTTACAGACCCATACAATAAATTAATAAAAGCATTTACAAGAAAGTTTTTTGATGCTTTTATAATAGATGTTGATGAAAAAATTATTCACAGTTTAAATGAAAAAAAATAATGGCAATAATACCTCTACGAAGTCCTAGATTTGAAATATTAACAACCCCAGCAACTGCTGTTTCTGCTAAATTAAAACTTACCATTGATGGCACATTACGATATGATATTGTAAAATCTTGTACAGCAACAGAAACTGTAACATTTGAGATAGCTGAATTATGTAGAGATTATATTGAACCTTTAATGTGGGAAGTTGGAGGCTATCCGTATGGTAATTTGTCAAAAATAGATATTGGAAGGGAAATTATTTTTTATACTGGTGCAAATGCAACTGGAAGTGTTGTGGCTGGTGGAACAAGTGTTGATTATGATGGGTTTGATGGTTATGGAGATTATATGGAAGGAGCAAATTGGGAAATTCCTGACGGAGCAACTAATGCGTTTTTGTTAAGTAAAAATCCTAGTGATAGTTATGAGATATTTATTCCAGAAAATACTGCTGGATGGATTGTTGGTTTAAATACAAGTGAAGAAAAAGGTAGTGTTTCATTTTTGGCAGGAGACACAACTGAAACATTCCGAAGTTCTACCTGTACAATTAATAGAGTAGCTTGTTCTAAATATACTCCGTCAAGAATATGGTTTGTTAATAAATTTGGAGCTATACAAGAATTATATTTTTTTACTAAAGAAGTGGAGATATTAAAAACCAATAAAGAAAACTATCAAAGAAATACAATAGATACAAGTGAAGAAACCCCGAGTTACTTTAGACCTAAATATTCTACTTATGATACTTTTCCACATCCAATTACTACGTTTTCAAAAAATGGAAGAAAGACTTATAAATTAAGTTCTGGGTATTATCCTGAATGGGCAAACACTTATTTTGAGCAATTAATGTTATCGGAATATATATGGATATACAAAGATACTTGTCCAGTATCAGTTCAATTAAAGACAAGTACAATGAGTTTTAAAACACAATTAAATGATAAACTTATTGAATATACTATGTCGTTTGAAGAAGCATTTGATACTATAAATAATGTCAGATAAATGCAAAAACTTCAACTCTATATTGATAGCACACCACTTGATGATAACCCAACCTATCTAAGAGTTGATTTATTTAAAGATGAATCAGTTTCAATTACTCAATCAATAAAAAATGTAAAAGATATATCTAAAGTATATACAGAATTTACACAAACCTTTACCATACCTGCATCTCAAACAAATAATAAACTTTTTAAACATTATTATAATTTTGATATTGGAACAAATGCTATGCCTGGATTTGATGCAAGAAAAAAATTAAGGTCAGAAATTCAATTAAATGATATTCCTTTTAAGGATGGATATGTAAGACTAGAGGGAGTGGAATTAAAAAAAAATAAAGCATACGCATATAAAATTACCTTCTTTGGAAATACTGTAAACTTAAAAGATATTTTGGGAGAAAATCAATTAGGTTCTTTGACTTCATTAAATTCAGAAAACTTAGATTATGATTATTCAACCGTAGCTTCAAGATTTTATAATGGAGACCCTGCAAGTGATACTATTTTAGCACCTTTAGTAACGCATACAAGACAATTATATTATAATACTTCTGCTTTATCTGTAGGTGCAGGGAATTTATATAAACCATCAAGTGGATATTCCACTTCAGCTAATGGTGTTTACTGGTCAGACCTTAAATATGCACATAGATTATATGAAATAATTTTAGCAATAGAATCTACTTATGATATAAACTTTTCAACTGATTTTTTTAATACAAGTAATCAAGATTTTTATGGATTATATATGTGGCTTCATAGAAAAAAAGGAGCAGTAGAACCTGCCACAGAAATAGATATACAATATCAACAAGTAAGTGGGTTTTCAGCTTATAGTACTCCTAGTCCAGAAACAACTATGGTAACAGGGGCATTAATTATCCCCAGTTCATTAGTAAGTACCCCTAATTATTTAAATAGTAATGATTTATCACTTTATACATCATCTACTGACCCTTATAATGTTAGAATATATAGAAACGGAAGTTTATTTTATCAAGCAGGTGGCTTAGTAGGAAATCAAGTATTGGGCTCATCTCAATTTGGTTTATTATCAGCAGGTAATTATACAGTTTCTGTGGCAGCAGAAACAGTTATTACATTTGCAGTTGGGGATATTAGATGGCAAATATCAGGTCAAAAGGGAGAGGAAGTGAGTAGTTGGTCGGATGAATGGAGAAGTGATTATTCAACAAGTACCAGTTCAACTTTTGAATTTGTTATAACAGAACAAATACCTAAAATGAAAATCATAGATTTTTTAAGTGGGTTATTTAAATTATTTAATCTGACTGCTTATGTTGATATTACAGGAACAATAGTGGTAAGAACTTTAGATAGTTATTATGCAGATGAGAAAGCTGTTACTTGGACTTTGGATAATTATATAGATATTAAAAAAAGTAGTATAAATGTAGCACTACCTTTTAAACAAGTTGATTTTAAATATAAAGGATTGGGAACTTATTTAGCACAACAATATAATCAATTACAAGATTCAGGTTGGGGTTCTTTAAATTATAGTTTAGATGAGGCTATTTATGATGCACCTGAAAAAATTTATAAACTTGAAGTTCCTTTTGAACATCTACAATATGAAAGATTATTTTCAGGCAGTACAGCAACAACAATTCAATATGGTTGGTGTGTAGATGATAATAAAGATTCATATATAGGTCAAGCAATTATTTTTTATGCTATTAGAGTTACAGGTGGTGATGCTGTATTATTTAAAGCATCAGAAAGTAGCAATACTGCTTTAAGTAATTATGTAATTCCATCTAACAGTCAATCCTTAACTGCTTCTACAGATTCTCAAAATATAAATTTTATGAATGAAAAAAATGAATATCGTGCTCAAGAATCTACAGCTAATGATTTTACTGATACTTTATTTGAAAAATATTATAGCACTTACATTGTAAATATTTTTAATAATAAAAGAAGATTAACAAAGATAACTGCATACCTACCTTTAAAAATGATATATAATTTAGAATTAAACGATAAAATTTCGTTAAATAATAAAACGTATCAGATTAATAGTGTTAAAACAAATCTTATAACTGGTAAAAGTAATTTTGAATTATTAAATGTAGTATGATAAAAAATATAATAGACTTATTACAGGTTGCAAAAGGCGATACAGAAAATATTAAAATAGCACAAGGTAAATATGCGTTACCTACAAATTTTAAAAACGCATATAAACAAATTAAAAAAGAAATCCAATGGCTTCAGTAATAAAAGAATATACTCTAAAAATTTCTACAAAAGAAGCACAAGCAGAGTTGAAAAAAACTACAGATGCTTTAGAAATGCAAGATAATGCTATTATTAGAATCAAAGAGGATTTAGTTAAATATGAAAGGAAATTAAAAGAGGGGGTAAGTTGGAGACAGCAACAACACTTAAATGATGCTATAAAACGAACCAAAATAGAATTAAAAGAAGTTCTAACTGGTAGACAAAAATTAGCTAAACAAAGAACAAGAGATAATCAAAAATTAAGAGAAGCTAAAAAAAATGCTGCTGATTTTAGTGGAGCAATGGGAGTTTTAGATAGGGCAACTGGTGGGGCAGCATCCTCTATGACTAATTTGGTTGGGGGTATTGGAAAATCAACAAAAGGTTTTGGTAAGTTGAAAATTGCTATGATGGCAACTGGTTTTGGTGCTATTTTAATTGCTATAACTTCTATTACTACAGCTCTAACATCAAACGAAGAAGGACAGGGAAAACTAATAAAAATGATGAATAGAGTAAAGGCTGTTGTTCAGACTGTTACTAATACATTAACAAATTTTGGAAATACTTTATTGAGTGTAGGAAAATGGTTGGGTTCTAAATTTACAGGAGATACAGAAAAGGCGAATGAAGCATTAGGTGAAATGAAAGAGAACTGGGATAAAACTACTGATAGTGTTAAAAATTTCGGAGAAGAAACAAGAAAAAATATAAAAATAGCAGATGAAATGAGTGCTTTACAAATTAAAAACAGTAAAGCAGAAAGAGAATTATTAGTTGAAAGAGCAGAAGCAAATGCAGAAGTTGCTAAATTAAGGGAAATTGCAGCAGATAAAGAAAATGTAAGTGTTGAAGAAAGAATCAGAGTATTAAAAAAGGCTGCATCTATTGAAGATGAGATTGCAGCAAAAGAATCCCAATTAGCAAAAGATAAATTAAAAGCACATCAGCTTGAAATGTCAATGGGAGTTTCCAAAACAGAGGATTACTTGAAAGAAGCTGAATTGATTGCAGCAGTTTCTAAGATTGAAACAGATAGGGCAACGAAAAAAAGAATGCTTATAAGAACTACAAGTGCAGCAGAAAGAGAAGCACAAGCAGAAATAGATGCAGCTAAAAAAGAAGCTGATGATAAACAAAAACAAGTTGATGCAGATGAAGATACAAGAATAAAAGAACTTGCTGATTTAAAAAAGAATATTAGGGATGCAGAAGCAAATCAAAAAGATGAAGAAAGAGCATTAGAATTAATAAAAATACAAGAGCATTATGATGCATTAATATTACTGGCAGATGAAAACAATTTAGTGACTGATGAATTAAAAGCAACAAGAGATGAAATGCTAGCAGAAAAAAAGGCTGAACACACACAGGAAGATTTGGATGAAAAACAAGCTGCAGCAGATGAAATAGAAAAAATAGAGAAACAAAAAAGAAAATCTGCAATGGCTACCTTAGATACTGCTGCAAGATTATTTGGGGAAGAAACTGCTATGGGAAAAGCTATGTTATTGGCGAAGCAAGTAATGTTAGTAAAACAATTAATAAATGATGCGAAGTCTCAAATATCAACAGGAACAAAAGCAGTTAATGAATCGGTAACTACTGGAGCAGGAGCAGGAACAGAAGTAGCAGGTTCAATAGCAAAAGGTACAAATACAGCACCACCTCCTTTAAATGTTCCTTTTATTTTATCAGCAGTTGCCACAGGAATTGGAGTTATGGCATCAGTAAAATCTGCAATAAAAGCAACTAAGTCTGCTGCAAAAGGTGCAGGTAGACCCATACCCGCAATGGCTACACCAAGTGCTGCAATAAGTGCTGCCCCTACCTTAGACCCAATTATTCCAGATGCACAAGGAGTTGGTGGGGGTGGGGTAAATCAATTAGCAGAAGCATTGGGTGGTCAAACCCAACCACCAATACAAGCATTTGTAGTAAGTAATGATGTTACTAGTGCTCAAAGTCTTGAAAGAAATATTGTAGATAGTGCCACATTAGGATAAATACAAAATTGTTTAAGTAATTCGTTATGTATGTATATAAACAGAACCAAGTCTTTTAAGAGATATTTTAAAAAAATAACAAAACAAAGTTTTAAAAAAAGTTTTAAAAATGAGAATTATAGAATTAATATTAGATGAGGCTCAAACACTAATGGGTATTGAAGCAATATCTATAGTGGAAAATCCTGCAATAGAAGAAAATTTTTTGGCTTTAAAGTCCGAAGAAATAAAATTAACAGAAGTTAATAAAGAAAAAAAGATTTTAATGGGTGCTTTGCTTGTACCTAATAAACCTATTTTTAGAACAAACGGAGAAGAAGATTACTATATTTATTTTTCAAAAGATACTGTATTAAAAGCATCTCAACTTTATTTAAAAAATGGTAATCAAAATAATTCAACACTAGAACATCAACACGAACTTAATGGACTTACTTTAGTTGAAAGTTGGATAGTTGAAGATACTAAATTTGACAAGTCAAGAAAATATGGTTTAAATGTACCAGTCGGAACTTGGATGGGTTCAGTAAAAGTTAATAATGATGATGTATGGGATGAATATGTTAAAAGTGGTAAGGTAAGGGGTTTTAGTATAGAGGGATATTTTGTAGATAAAATGCAAAATAAAACAGAACAAAAGGCTCAAGCACTTTTAAGTAAGATTAAAAATATTATTAAGGATAAATGAGACAAATGAGACAGAGTGAGACATTTATTCGTAGTAGAACAAGTCCTAAAAATAGTAGAAGGGGTTGTTTGTGTAAAGATACAAATACATACTCTAGAGAATGTTGCGATGGCTCATTATGGGCACAAGGCATTGGGGTAATTAGTAGAACTGCATAATGAAAATGCAAAATTAATTTTAATAATCGTTAAATAAATAATTATGAAAAGTAGTGATATGATAAACAAAATTCGCACACTTCTTGATATTCAAGTTACGCTTGAACAAAGGAAGTTAGACAATGGTACTGTATTAGAAGCAGAATCATTTAGTAAGGGTAACGAGGTTTTCATCAAAACAGAAGATGAAAAGGTCGCTATGCCTATTGGAGAATATACTCTTGAAGATGGTCAAGTTTTACTTGTAAAAGAAGAAGGAGTTATTGCTGAACTTACATCAAAATCCAAAGAAGAAGAAGAAGAAGATGAAGATTTGAGAGATGATGGAAAAGAAGCTGCCGTAGATGATTGGGAGGGAATGGAAAAAAGAATTAAAAATCTTGAAGATGCCGTAGCTGATTTAAAAAAAGACAAAGAACCTCGTTCCGAAGAAGAAAAAGATGAAAAGGATATTGAGGTAGATGCTGAAAAAGAAAAACAAATAAAATCTCGAACTGTTAAAGAGGAATTTGTTAATTCAAAAGAAAAAAACAAGGAGAAACTTTCTGAACCTGCTGTACAACCAATTAAGCATAGTCCAGAAGGAAACTTTAAAAAGGAAACTGCATTTCAGTTTTCTAAAAAGAGACCAAGTTCAGTTTTAGATACTGTAATGGAACAAATAATTAATAACTAATAAACAATTTTAAAAATGGCTTTAAGTATTACATCAACGTATGCAGGAGAATTTGCTGGAAAGTATATTGCTGCTGCATTATTATCAGGGGACACTATCGCTAAGGGCGGAATAGAAGTGAAACCAAACATTAAGTACAAAGAAGTAATTAAAAAAGTTGCGACAGCTTCTTTAATTGCCAATGGTTCTTGTGATTTTACTAATGCAGGAGATGTCACTCTTACAGAGAGAATAATCCAGCCTGAAGAATTTCAAGTCAACCTAGAACTTTGTAAAACTCCATTTATATCTGACTGGGAAGCAGCACAAATGGGGTATTCAGCATTTGAAAAAATGCCACCTAAATTTTCTGACTTTTTAATTGGGCACGTTTCAGCAGAAGTGGCTCAAAAAACTGAACAAAATATTTGGAATGGTGTGAACGCAACTGCAGGAGAATTTGACGGACTAATCACTTTAGCAAAAGCTGATACAGATGTTTCTGATATTTCAGGAACAGCTATTACTAATGCTAATGTAGTAGCAGAAATGGCGAAAGTTATAGATGCTTGTCCATCTGCTCTTTATGGAAAAGAAGATTTGAAACTTTACGTTTCTCAAAATGTAGCGAAAGCATACATCAGAGCATTGGGAGGATTTGCTAATGTAACAGGTGGGGTTGATAATCAATCTCAAATGTGGTATTCAGGTCAAGTATTATCATTTGATGGAGTTAATATATTCTTAGCAAATGGAATGGATGACAACCAAATGGTATTGGCTCAAAAATCTAATTTATATTTTGGAACTGGTTTAATGAATGACCTTAATTTAGTGAAAGTGCTAGATATGGCAGATTTGGATGGTTCGCAAAATGCTAGATTCATAATGAGATTTACAGCTACAGTTCAGTATGGTTACGGAAGCGAAATCGTACTTTACGACACATCTGTATAATATATTTTAATAAGGGTAGGATAGGATAACTCCTACCTTACCCTTTTTTTATAACTTTTAAAAAATAAAATTATGGCTTGTGCATTAACAACAGGAAGAAGTGTTCCTTGTAAAAAAGGATTCGGAGGTATTAAGACTGTATATATGGCTGATTTTCCAGTAGTTGCAACAGTCGATGCTGACCAAACGATATCTGCTTTTACTGATACACCTACTTGGTATCAATGGGATGTCAAAGGAAATTCATCGCTAGAAGTTGCTATTACTAGTTCTCGTGAAAATGGAACTACTTTTTATACTCAAACACTTAATTTAACATTACCATATCTTGATAATGCTACTAAAAACGAAATACAGCTTATTGCTCACGCAAGACCTGCAGTAGTAGTAGAGGATTATTATGGGAATCAATTATTATGTGGGTATGAAAATGGATGTGAAGTTACTGGAGGAACAATAGTAACAGGAGCTGCAGCAGGAGATTTAACTGGATTTACTTTAGTATTTGAGGGCATTGAAGAAACTGCTCCATACTTTGTAGACTCAGGAGTTGTCTCTGGAAATGCAACACAAATTGACCCAGCTTAATATTAATCATTAATATTAATTTTCTAAAGAAGCACTCTTTTTAAGGGTGCTTTTTTTATTTCACAAATTAACTTTGATTGTTCGTTATATATAAAATGATTGTATTAACGACCACAGCATCCCAGACTTTAAAGATAATACCAAGAGTATATCTTGGAACATTCTATACAAAGGTAAGAGATACAAGTTTAAATAAGACCTTTAGTTATTTTGTAGATTCAACCACAACGAGTGGAGATTATTTAACCTTTACAAATTCTTATGTAGATGCAAGTGATGATTCTATTTTTATAGAAAATAGGTTTTATGATTTGGATGTTTATGCAGATTTTAATTTTTGGAATACGAATTTAAGTTTGTGGGAAATGTATGATGAAATATGGCAAACAGATTCAAACCAAGAATCAAGAGTTTATAAGGATAGAATTTTTTGTACTAATCAAGATATTGACCAAAATGATTATGATTATTACACTATTAACAAAGGACAATATGAGACCAACGATTCATTTGATAATGAGTATATTGTAGTATGAGAAATAAAAAAAGAAATAAAATAGGACAATTTATGAAAAAAACAAATCCCGAAATAAGTTTTGTTAATTTAAGTACCTATACAAGTCCAGAGGTTAAAGAAGAACCTCATAAAGACTGGATTCAATATGGTAAGGATAATAATTATTTTCAATTTTTAATTGATAGATATAATGGTAGTCCAACAAATAATGCTGCAATAAATGGAATTTCACAACAAATTTATGGCAAAGGATTAAATGCCACAGATGCAAATAGAAAACCAAATGAGTATGCTCAAATGGTTACCTTATTTAATAAAGATATGGTAAGGAAATTGTGTTATGATTTAAAATTAATGGGTCAATGTGCTATTCAAGTAATTTATTCTAAAGATAGAAAAATTGCTAAATTAGAACATTTTCCTATTGAAACACTTAGAGCAGAAAAATGTAATGAAGATGGGGTTGTACCTGCTTATTATTATTTTAAAGATTGGTTAAATATTAAACCAAGTGAAGAACCTATTCGCATACCTGCTTTTGGTATGAGTAATCAATCTATTGAAATAATGTATATTCAACCATATAAGGCAGGATTTTATTATTATAGTCCAGTTGATTATCAGGGTGGTTTACAATATTGTGAGTTAGAAGAAGAAATATCTAATTATCATTTGAATAATATTATGAATGGACTTTCTCCATCAATGCTTATTAATTTCAATAATGGTATCCCTAATCAAGAAGAAAGACAATTAATTGAAAATAGAATAGCAGAAAAATTTAGTGGTTCAAGTAACTCTGGGAAATTTATACTCGCATTTAATGATACAAAAGATGCACAAGCTGAAATAACTCCAGTACAGTTAAGTGATGCACACCAACAATATCAATTTCTTTCAGAAGAAAGCACAAAGAAAATTATGTTGGCTCACAGGGTTGTAAGTCCTATGTTATTAGGTATTAAAGATTCAACTGGCTTAGGCAATAATGCTGATGAGATTAAGACAGCTTCTCTTTTAATGGATAATACTGTTATTAGACCGTTTCAAGAACTTTTAATAGATTCCTTTAATCTCCTACTAGCAGTTAATGATATTGCCTTAAACCTATACTTTACGACCTTACAACCACTAGAATTTACTGATGTTGACCCAGAAATTCAAGATGATGAAGAAATAGAGGAAGAAACAGGCGTAAAACAAGATGATTCAGTTGAACTTTCAGATGATGATTCAGTAAGATTTTTAGGTTTATTAAAAGAAAGTGCACACAAAATAGGAGATGATTATGAGTTTGTTGCAGAAATGGATGAAAACGAAGATGTTGAGCCTGATGAATTTGCTAATTATTTAGTTGAAGAAAAAGAAAATACACTTTCAAAAATTAAAAAACTTGTAGGATTAAAAGTAGCAACAGAAGATAATGTAGGAAGTTTAAGAGATGGAAGTGCTTTTAGTTATTTAGATTCAAAAAATGGATTGTATAAAATTCGTTATAAGTATAATAGAGGAATGAAAAAAACAGGAGAATCAAGACCTTTTTGTAGAGAAATGATGAATTTATCAAATAGTGGTTTAGTATGGAGAATAGAGGATATTGATAGGGCAAGTTATCCTTTTGAAAAAGACCCTCCAGTCAATGTTCAGTTCAGACATCGACCAGACTTGCCTTACGATATATTTAAATTGAAAGGTGGTATTTATTGTCAGCATAAATGGGTTAGGGTTCTATATAGATTGAGAAAAAGAACAAAAGTAAAAAGTGAAAACTTGAATAATTATGTAATTGCAAGAAATAAAAATGAAATACCTCAATATATGATAAATAAAAGACCTAGAGGAAGTAATCAAAGTGAAATACCAACTGATAAACAACTTCCAGGGAGAGGGGCATATCCTAAATAAAATATTATGGCAACAGCATTATTTATAAATCGTACAGACCTAGTAAGAAATTCCGTGATGGATGGGAATATCGATACGGATAAGTTTATTCAGTTTATTAAACTCGCACAAGAGATTCATATACAAAATTACACTGGGAGTGAGTTATATAATAAGATAAGTACGTTAATTACTGATGGAACTATTGATGATGCAGAAAATGCTAAATATAAAACGTTATTAAACGATTATATTGCTCCTATGCTTATATGGTTTGCTCAAGTGGACTACATTCCATTCGCTGCATATCAAATAAGAAATGGTGGGATTTTTAAACATACATCAGAAACTGCTGAAACAGTTAGTAAAAATGAAGTTGATTATTTAGTAGAAAAAGCACGAACTAATGCACAATGGTACACAAGAAGATTTATTGATTATATGAGTTTCAATAGCAATAATTTTTCTGAATATACGAGTAATACTAATGATGATATAAACCCAAGTCACGATGCGACTTTTAATGGTTGGGTATTATGATATATAAACCAAAAAAATATAATATTGAAAAGTTAAAAATATTTTTAAAAAAATTAAACGATAAAAAAAACATAAAAGATGGCAAGTTTATTTAATACAAAAATCAGTAATACTTATGTTGGATTATTAAAAACTGTAGATAATGCAGTTATTGGTGCTACTTTAAAAGAACTTACAGATGGTTTAGGAAATCAATCAGGATTATACTTAAATACAAGTGGGGATTTTAAAGCAACTGGAATTTTAGAGTGGGGTTCACTAAAGGATACAGGGGAAAGTATAACAATTACTAAGTTCGTAGATGAGGCAGATGGCATAGCTTCAAATGATAACGATACAACAATTCCAACAAGTGCTGCGATAGTGGATTATGTGGCTGCAAGAATAACTTTAGAGGACTTAGATTTTAGTGGAACAACAGGTACAGGTTCAGTTGATTTAGATAGTCAAGTTTTTGCTATTACAGGAACAGCTAATCAAATAGAAACTACAGCTTCAAGTCAAAGTTTAACTTTAGCTTTTCCAAGTGCTGGAATAGTCTTACCAGATGGTTCTACAGCTACAACTCAAAGTGCAGGAGATAATTCTACAAAAGTTGCTACCACAGCTTACGTTGAAACAGCAGTTGATACGGTAGATACTTTAGCTGAAATACTTGCTATTGGAAACACAACTGGAGTAACTAAAATTTCAGTTGATAATACGTCTAGTGGAATTGACTTAATTGATGATGCTAAAATAAGACTAGGAACAGGAAATGATTTTGAAATATACCACGATGGCTCAAATAGTTATATAAAAGATGTAGGTACTGGTAATTTAGAAATACAAGCAAGTGCTATTATTTTAAAAGATACAAGTTCTAATACATTAGGAACATTTTATAGTGGTGGAAAAAATGAGTTCTACTTTAATTCTTCAAAAAAGCTAGAGACAACTTCAGATGGAGCTACCGTTACAGGAGGACTAACAGCAACAGGGAGTTCTGTATTTACTGCTGCAAGTTTTAGTGGAACAATTACTGGAGATTTAACTGGAGATGTAACTGGTAACGTAACAGCAACTTCTGTTTTAGCAGATGGGGTTACTGCTACAACTCAATCATCAAGTAACAATTCAACTAAGGTAGCTACAACTGCTTATGTAGATACTCAAGCAGGTTTAAGTGATACTCTTTCAGAAGTTCTTGCAATAGGTAATACTACAGGTGCTACAAAAATTTCAGTAGATAATACTTCAGGTGGAATAGATTTTATTGATAACGCTAAGGTTAGATTTGGAACAGGAAACGACCTAGAAATCTATCACGATGCTTCTGATAGTTTCATAAAAGATGGTGGAGTAGGAGATTTATTAATTCAAGCTGATGACCTTATAATCAAATCAAGTGGAGGCACAGAAACAAAGGCAACTTTTGAAACAAATGGTGCAGTAGCACTTTATTATGATGATGCTTCTAAAATACAAACTACAAATACAGGAATAAATGTCACAGGAGGTATTACAACAAATGCAGCTTCAACTTTTTCATCTTCGTTAGATGTTACAGGAGCAATAACAGCAGACGGTGGTTTAAACCTTAATGATAATGATAAAATTAAACTTGGAACAAGTCAAGATTTAGAAATTTATCACGATGGTAGCAATAGTATTATAGAGGACACAGGCACAGGAGATTTACACATTATTGGAGATAATGATATAGTATTTAAAGATGGTAGTGGAAATATTTTAGCTAATATGAATGCTATAAATTCTGTTGAATTGAATTTTGCAGGAACAAATAAATTTGCTACTACAAATACAGGCGTTGATATTACAGGTGTTGCAAATGTATCAAGTGAGGTTTTTGTTGGTACAGCAAATTCAGTTTTTGGAGAAAATTTATTACGATTTAAGTCAGCAGGTACAGGATATTTTGACCATAATACAACCTCACAAAGTTTTATTTTTAGAACTTCAAATTCAAGTAGTTTAGATACAACAGCTTTAACTATATCAGCAAATGGAGATTTATCTACAGGCAGGGATGTAACGATAGCAGGAGATTTAACCGTAAATGGCACGACAACTACAGTAAACACCGAACATTTTAATGTAGAAGATCCATTAATTTCTATGTCAAAAGACAACGCTGCAAACTCTGTGGATATTGGATTCTATGGAAAATATAATGATGGAACAGCAAGGTATTTAGGTTTATTTTCAGATGCTTCTGATGCGAATAGATTTAAACTATTCAAAGGACTTACAGCAGAGCCAACAACCACAGTAGATACATCAGGAACAGGATATGAATATGCAGACATATTATTAGCTTCTCTTGAATCAAGAGGAAATCTTACTATTAAACAACAAGATGATTCAGGTTTTGATGGTGGTTTAATTATTACAAGAAGTGCTAATACTCAAAAACTTGTTATTGGTATGGATGGGGGTGCTGTTAATTTCAATAGTCCAGATTCTTTGACTTATAAATTTAGAGCAAACGGAACAGAAAAAGCAAGTATAGATGGCTCAGGAAATACGACATTTGCAGGAGATTTAACTGTACAGGGAGGAGATATTTTAAATTCTTCTGGTCATTTTACTATCACTTCTGCTGATGATTTTAATGTTGATGCTGCTGGTCAAATAAATTTAGACGCTGATGGCGGTAATATTAGATTTAAAGATGCAGGAACTGAAATTGGTGCTTTAGACTTAACAGGTGGTTTAGCCTTAAAAAGTAGTGTTTCAGATGCAGACTTTTTTATACAAGGAAATGATGGGGGTTCAATTATTAATGCTTTACAAATTGATATGTCAAATGGTGGCTCTGCTACATTTAATAATGATGTTACTATTACAGGAACTACTTATGTTAATAATGTACAAGCAAGAACATCAGCAGGTCTTAAAGTAGGAAATGATGATTTTAGTGGTTTTGTACAAGTAGCAGATAATGGTCAAGTTAATTTTGATTCAGGAAATTCAGAAATACACTTTTTAGGAAGTGGTACTACTTTTGGAAAAATATTTAAATCAAGTGATAATTTTTACATAAACAATCCAATTCAAGACAAAGATATTATTTTTAGTGGGAATGATGGTGGAAGTTCTGTAACTGCTCTAACCTTAGATATGTCAAATGGTGGCTCTGCTACATTTTCAGATGATATTGATTATGGTGGTAAATTAACACAAACAGGAACAGGTGCTAATACTTTTGCAGGTTCAGTAGGAATTGGTGTTGCTCCAGAAGAACTATTACATTTAAAATCCGATAATCCAAAGGTTTATTTAGAAGATGGAAACGCAGGAACAAATGAAAAAGTTTACTCAATATATCCAGCAGGAAGCCAATATGTATTACAAACACTTGCAGATGATTATGGAGCAGGACAACAAATATATGTAGTGGATAGAAATGGAACAACAGTAGATGGACAAAAATGGTATATAAATAATTCAGAAGCCTTAGTTTTAGATTCAAGTGGATACGTAGGAATTGGTATAACTGACCCAGATTCTTATTACGGAAAACAATTAGTAGTAGCAGCAGCCGATGAAAGTGGTATTACCATTATGGGGACTGCCTCTAATCAAAAACAATATTTATGTTTTGCATCAAATTCTACAGGAGCAAATGCTTATGCAGGATATATGGCTTATGACCATAATACCAACGCATTATCCTTTGCTACTAATGGGGGAAGTAATGCTCTTACTTTAGATTCATCTCAAAACGCAACTTTTACAGGGAATGTAACTATATCAAATAGTTCAAATAGTTTTTTAAGACTTCAAAAGGTAATTAACGAATCTGCTTTACCAGATGTACCTGACGAACACGTTATTTCACTTTATCCACCTACAACAACTGATTATTATGGTGGTGGAATATCTTGGAGTGAAGGCTCAAATACAGCAGCAAGTATAGGTGTTTATGATGCAGGCTCTGGTGGTGCTTTAGGAATGTATTTAGCAACTGGTAATAATACAACTTTAACAAAAGCCCTAACAATAGATAATTCTCAAAACGCAACTTTTGCAGGAAATGTTACACTTGAACAAGATACAAGTACAGTTTATGATAGTACTGCAAATCAAACTGGTGGTTTATGGGTAAACAATATATATCACGAAGCATTAAATACATTTTCACAAATTAGATTAGGCGTTAGTGGAGCAAGTGGCGCATCAAGTGCAAGAATAGTTGGTATAGAAACAGGACAAGCTCAAAGTGATTTAGCTTTTGTTCTTAGAGATGGTTCAGGATATAATGAAGTGGTAAGATTAAAAGGTTCAAATCAAAATGTAGGAATTGGAAACACGAGTGCCACTTATAGACTTACTGTTACTCACGATGTAGCTAACTATATAGCAGCATTTCAAAATTCAGATGCTTCTACTGGATATGGGGTTTTGATAGATTCAACAGATGGAACTACTGGATATATTGCAGCAGGATTCAGAACAGCAGGAGGGGTTTATAAATGTCAGATTCTTGGTAATGGAGATATTGTAAATGTTAATAATTCTTACGGCACTTTATCAGATATTAAATTAAAAGAAAACATCAAAGATGCAACTCCAAAACTTGATGACCTTTGTAAATTACAAGTTAGAAATTTTGATTTAAAATCTACAGGAGAAAAACAAATTGGTTTTGTAGCGCAAGAAATGGAAAAAGTGTTTCCTACTTTAGTTTATGAAACAGATGATACACAAGATACAGAAGATGGAACTATTGAAAAAACAGGAGAAAAAACTAAGGCAATAAAAACTTCCGTTTTAGTTCCTATGTTAGTCAAAGCTGTACAAGAACTTAAAGCAGAGGTAGATGAATTAAAGAAAAATTGTAATTGTCAAAAATAATGGAAGAAGAAATTGAAGATTTAAAAGTTAAAGTTGATGATAGTTTAATTCCAGATGTGGAAATACTTAAACAAGAAATAGCAGTTTTAAAAAGAAATTGCACACGACAAAACAATGAAAGAGAAAAATAAATTATATTTGTTATTATTAACATAAATTTTAAAAAATGAGTAAAGTAGAAAAAATTACAGAAGAAGAATTAAAAGAACTACAAGAACAAGAACAAAAAAAATCTGCAATCTTACACGACTTAGGTGTTTTAGAAACACAAAAACATAGTTTGTTGCACGTCTGGGCAGATATAGTTACCCAACAAGAGGGTGCTAAAAAAGAATTGGAAGAAAAATACGGAAAAGTTAATATTGATTTGAAAACAGGCGAGTATAAAGAAATCAAAGAAGATGAACCTAAAAAGTAATATATCTCTAATGAGTGTAACTGATATAAAAATTTATTGTCTTAATTTGACAACATTAGGAATTAGTTTTACTCAAATAGATATATTATTAAAAGTTATTTTAGTTGCAATTTCAATAGCTTATACTTTACATAAATGGTATTTATTATGGCAAAAACAAAAGCAAAAGTAAGTAAGGCAATAAGTGAAAATATTTCATTTAAAGAAGCTACATTTTCCAATACAGCTAAGAGGTTAAAAATAAAAAACGAACCTACGGAAACTCATATTAAAAATATGAAAACAATAGCTGAAAAATGTTTCCAGCCTTTAAGAGAATGGGCAGACCATCCTATAGCAGTTAATTCAATGTATAGATGTTCTAAACTTTGTGAAGCCATAGGGTCAAGTAAAAACTCACAACACACTCAGGGTCAAGCACTTGACATATCAACCTTAGGAGAAAAAACAAATGGAGAATTATTTGAATGGATAAAAGAAAATTTAAAATTTGACCAACTTATTTGGGAGTTTGGCAATAATAATAATCCAAGATGGATTCATATATCGTATGTTAATCCTAAAAAAAACAGAAACCGAGTATTAAAAGCAAAAAAAAGAGGTAGCCAAATAACTTATTTTGTTATCTAATGTCGTTAAAAAGATATGAGGTTGCTATAATTGATAGGTCGTTAGATGGTTATCAATTTATACTAGGAATTTCAATACATCCAAAAGATGATGAAAATGATTTTTTGGAAATTAATTTTTATTTTTTTTTTATAATATTACATATTAAATTATTTTATTAAATGCCAATACCAAAAGTAAAACAGGGAGAAAAACAAAAAGATTTTATGCTAAGGTGTATTCCGCAGTTAATGAAATATCACGACAAAGAACAAGCAGTAGCTATATGCTACAAAACTTTTAAAGACAAATAAAATGCCACTAGACAAAAAAATAGAGATAGATATAGATGGAGATAAAAAATCTGATATTAAAATAGATTTTAAAACTCTAGCAATAGTAATTGGATTTTTAATTTCAGGGGGAATGAGTTATCAAAACTTAAAATCTGAAATAGAAATAGCAAAAGAATTACCCTTATATGAAATAAAACAAGATGAGGTTGTAAACCAAAAGATTGAATTTTTACAAAAGGAAATTGATAATTTACAAGAACAAGTAAAACAATTAGAAGATAAGGTTTATAAAAGATGACAGAAAATCAAAGAAACAAAGGCAAACTTATAGCAATAATTATACTAGGAATAATTGTTTTATTAGGAATGTTAGGGGGATAATATGATAACAGAATCAATATTAATTGTGATATGTGGTGCTTTAATTTTAGGAGCATTAATGCACTATTTAAAAGATGATTAATGAGTAATATATTTTCTAAAATATTTGGTGGTGCTTTACAACAAGTTGTAGGAGCTGTAGACAAGTTTGTAATGACCAAAGAGGAGAAAGCAAAAGCAAAACAAGATTTAACTAATATTCTTATTGCTGCTGAACAATCTGCTCAAAGTGAAGTAACGTCAAGATGGGAAAATGATATGAAATCAGATTCTTGGTTAAGTAAAAATATACGACCAATGACTTTGATTTTTTTGACTTTCGTTTTTGTTATTATGAGTTTCTTTGATGGGAATATAGGAGAGTTTACAATTAATGAAGCATATAAACCTATTTATCAAACTTTATTAATGGTAGTTTATTCTGCTTATTTTGTTGGTAGGAGTATTGAAAAAGCTAAGTCTATTAGTAAAGATGGCTAGAAGATATATAACTCCAGCATACATTTATAAACCGAAAAAAAAACGACCTGGAATACATTGTAAAAAAAGAAATACAAATAATAAAAATGGAAAATACTACACAGGAACAAAATACAGAGGGCAAGGAAGATAATATATTTTTAGATATTAAGAATCGTAAGAAGTATGAAGAAAAAACTATCTGTAAATTAGATGATGAAGATTGTTTAAGTTGTGGTAGTTAACAAAACTTTATAAAACAAAATAGCAAATTAATAGTTTTTTTTATATATTTAAGACAATCAGTCGCAAATCTGAATAAGTTGCTAAACTTCAAGTACTCACTCTTGTTGGAACAGATAAATTAAAATAAGGTCTTTTTCAGGGGGGATTTTTCTTTCTTTTTTCTTTGGCTACTTTCTTTTTTCTTTCTTTATTTATAATTTATTATTTTTATATAAAATTTATATTATGATATACACAGATGAATATGTTGACAAAGTAATTAATTACACTTATTCAACTAAAAAAAGGATAGATATACTACTTGCCTTAGATGCTAGTCAATATAGTAATTCAGGAATAGATGCAACAATAACAGAAAAACAAACCATCAAAAGAAATAGTAGGTATATTTATAGAGCAATAGCAAAATTAAACCCTGCTATGGGTAAAAACTTCTTACAAGCCCAAGATAAATAAATGCCTAAAAAACCAACAAGAAAACAAGTTGTTAAAAAACTTGATAAAATCTTTAGTGAATATATTCGTAGGCGTTTTTCAGAAAACGAAATTTCCGAATGTTTTACTTGTAATAAAAAAGACCATTGGAAAAAATTACAATGCGGACATTTTCAAAGTCGTAAACACTATTCAACTCGTTGGGATGAAATTAATTGTCAAACACAATGTGCAGGTTGTAACGTATTTAAATATGGAGAACAGTTTATTTTTGGACAACGCTTAAATGCTAAATATGGAGAAGGAACATCCGAAAAACTTTTACAAAAATCTAAACAAATATTGAAATTATCTACAGATGATTTAAATTTATTAATAAATAAATATAAAGATTTGATAAATTTTAAAAAATAATCATATATTTGTGAAGTTCTGTTCATTTGTCTTTGTAGAAAGAGGGATAATTTTAATTAATTGTCCTTTTTTTTTCTGTTATATTTTTTTTTATTAAATTTTTTGTTTATATTTGTACTAAGAAAATTAATATTATTATTATGGAATTAACAGAAATACTAAAAGACAGACCTTACAACTACGAATCTCTAATAAAAGAAGCAGAGTGGCAAGTTGAACATTATCAAAACGAAGTTCATAAAGCAAAACAGCAATTAAAATTGCGTGAAATGGCTTTACAACATTTACGAGAAAATAAATTCGTTTAATGAAACACAATTATAATAACTTAATGGTAGATTATTATAAAGCTAGAATTGATGGGATGAGTAATCACATTAAAAAACTTAATGGCAAAATAGAATGCCTTGAAGGACAAATACAAGTATGTAAAGAAGCACATTTTAAAGATTGGAAAATTAATACTTAAATTATGAACAAAGAAAAATTAAAAGAATTGTACGAAAAATATAACTTAGTTCTAAAATCAGATTTTTGGACTAAAAAAATGGGAGGTAAAACTTTCACTATTGTAACTAGAAGTGGCATAGAAAAGATACAAAACCAAGAACAAATAAATGTAAGTTACGAAGCAGTAGTTACAGAAAAAGACTTTGCAGTTGTAAAAGCAATAGCAAGTAGAGGAAACAAACAAATGGAAACTTATTCATCTGCATTAAAAGGAAGTGGTGGAAATTGCTTCACTTCTTATGTAGTTGAAATGGCAGAAAAAAGGGCGTTTGCCCGAGCAGTATTAAAGCTGACAGATTTTTACCAAGAAAATGTTTTTGGGGAAGATGAGTCAGATGATTTTAAACAGAAAATTAATATAATAAAACAATAGAATTATGAGTACACTTATAAATGCAAGTATTAGGGTTGATAAACTCCCAAAAGAAAAATTTATCAAAGGAAAGGATGGAGCAGTCTATTATAATTTGACTGTATCTATTAAAGACATATCAAGATATGGAAACAATGTATCTATATTTGATTCACAAACAAAAGAAGAACGAGAAGCTAAAAAAAATAGAAATTATCTAGGTAATGGTAGAGTTCTTTGGACTGATGGAAACGTAGTCTTAGCAGAAAAAGAAGAAGAAGAAATGGTTGAGGTTGTTGGAGAAAATGACAAGGATTTGCCATTTTAAAATTGGTTTATTTCCAATAAATTAGAGGGTAATTATAAAATATTATCCTCTTTTTTTTATATATTTATTTAATGCCAAAAACAAATAATGAACTAGAACTTAAAATGCAAATTATTGAAGATGAATGTTTAATCAAAACATCAGTTTCAATGGATTATCCCCCAGTTGCATTATCATTGGGCGAAAAATTACTAAAATCATATAAAGGCGACCAGCTAGTTCCAATTCCAATAGGAACGTATGGTAATTTTAGCTTTATACAAGCACCACCCAAGACAAAGAAAACTTTTTTTATATCTTTGCTAGCAAGTGTATATTTATCCGACACAAATAATTTTGCAGGAAACATAAAAGGACATAGGGAAGGAAGATGTTTATTACATTTTGATACAGAGCAAGGAAAATGGCACGCACAAAGGGTTTTTAAACGAACAATGGATATGGCTAATATGGATGATAGTGAAAATGTTTGCTATTATACTTATGGTTTACGAACTTTAGGATTTAAATTAAGAATTGAATTTATTGAATATTGTTTAAGAAAAAAGGGAAACACAGGATTTGTAGTGATAGATGGAATTGCAGACTTGGTTGGAGATGTAAATAACTTAGAGGAATCTAGTGCTTGTACTCAAAAATTAATGGAATGGAGTGCTAAGTATAATTGCCATATTCTATGCGTAATACATTCTAACTTTGGTTCAGACAAACCAACTGGGCATCTAGGGAGTTTCCTAGAAAAAAAATGTGAAACACAAATACAACTTGAAGCGAACACAGTAAACAAAGAATGGGTAACAGTTAAATGTAAAAGAAGTAGAGGATATGCTTTTGAAACATTTAGTTTTGAGGTAAATGAATTAGGACTACCAAATGTAGTTGGGGACTTATACGACCCCTTAACCTAATGAAAAATGATAGAAAAACAAATGCAGTTGCTATTTAAAAAACATAGTGACTGGATTAAAATAGTAAATTCTTTTGGTTGTGAAAAACATCTTGCAGAAGATTTGGTTCAAGAAATGTACATTAAAATACAATTAAAACTTGAAAAAGGCTTAGATATTTCTTACGGAGATGAGGTAAATTATTATTATATTTTTAAAACTTTAAGAACTTTATTCCTAGATTTGATGAGAAAGGGAAAAAATATTAAAAGAGTACCGGTAGAAAATATCAAAGGAACAGATGATACTATTGATTATGAAAAGAAGTATCAAATCATTTTAGATGAACTTGAAAAATTATATTGGTATGATAAAAAAGTATTTGAGTTGATAAATGCAGGAGAAAGTATTGCACAACTTTCAAGAAAAACAGGAATACAATATTACTCTCTTTATAATACTTATAAAAAAGTCAAAGAAAGATTAAAAAAATTATTATGACACAAAAAGAATTTAATCAATTAACCGAAAAACTTAATAAATATTCATTAGAAATAATGAACTCTAAACGACCTGAATATACTAATCAAGATTCAGATGTATTAAATAATTTTAAAAGTACAGCAAAAAGATTAGATGTTTCAGAAATGAAAGTATGGGCAACGTTTTTTGAAAAGCAAATACAAAGTGTTTATGCTCATATTAAAAATGCTAATTTAAAAAAGAGTGAACCTATCCAATCAAGATTTGCTGATATTATAAATTATTGTTATTTGGGATATGCTTTATTTAAAGAAAGAGATAAAAAATGATAAAATATATTAAGTGGTTATTGAGACCCAAGTGGTTATGGCTAAAAGTTCCAATGGAATATAAATCAGGCAAACAAAGAATCAAATGCTTAAAGGCAACTAGAAACGAAATATTAAAACATACTAAAATAATTAAATGAAATTAGGGGATTTAATAGAAACCATTACTACTTATACAGGAATCAAATGGCTTATTAAAAAAATATATGGAAATGAATGTGGGTGTGATGAGAGGAAAAAAAACCTAAATAATTTTAAAATAAAAAGATGGTAATTTTTGAAAAACAAGATAATGAAAAATGGTATAAATTTAGAATGGGAACAAAACAGCACCTATCACGAACAGAGTTTGAAATGGTATGCCGACTGCACAGTAAATACTTCGGACATAAATATTATTTACCTTGCACGTGCTCACCAAAAACCATCAAACAATGGATAGCAGATTTGAATAAAATTTGGGATAATGAAATTGGGTGAGGTTCATAAATTGGAAAAGGCAGTTATTATGATTTTAAATTTTGATGGTTGGAATTTAGAATGGACTGGAAATACATATAAACACTTTGATGCAAAAGGATATACATCTAAGGGATTTCCTTGTGTTATTGAAATGAAATTTAGGGATAAATATTATTCAGAAAAAATGTTGGAAAAATATAAATATGATGAATTAATGAAATTATCTGATGATTTTATAAAATTATATTTTATTAATGACCCAAAAGGAAATTTTATGTATTGGTTAAATAATTTAAAAATGCCAAAAATTCAACAACTCTATTGTCCTGATACTACAATGTGGACTAGAAAAAGAGTTAAAAAAGATGTCTATTTATTACAGGAAAATGAAGCATCTATAATAAACCTCAATAATTCTTTTAACAAATTTTAACAAAATAAATCCCTAAATATTTTTATTTATGAACATTTTTGTTTATATTTACATAATAAATATTTTATATAATGAAAACAAAGACTAAAAAAATAATTATTCCTACTGAAAAAGAATATAAAGAATTACATAAGGAATGGTTGGAAAAATTGGAACAATATAAAGATTTTATATAATGAAAAAAACAAAGATTAAAACAATAAATTTAGAAGTTGATGATGTTTGGGTAGATGTGGAATATGATTATACCCCTGCCGAAGCTGAAATTACTTATTATGGAGATGGTAGTGGGTATCCTGGTTGTGGTGCAAAGGTAGATATTTATGCAGTTAAAATTGGAAAAACTGATATATCAAATATTATATCCGATTATGTTTTTGAGGAGTTAGAAAATCAAATTTATAAAGCATATGAGGATTAGATTTAAAAAAATATTAACCTTTTATAACGAAACAACTCCTGAAGAAAAATGTCAATTATTAAATATGATGGCAAAAGATATTAGTGTTCCAGTAAAATATGAAGATGGCTTTCATTGTCTTAAATTGGATATTGAAAATCCTGTTTGTATGAATGGAACTTATTATCAATTAAATTTAGAAAATGAAAAAAATAATTAAAATTATAGTAGACTTTTTATTTTTATTATTAGTATTTACGTTAGGGTGGTTTTCACTTGTAATATATTATGCCTAATATGAATACAAGACAAACATCAATAGATTGCTATAACGAAATAAAAGCAAATGGTTTGCTATCAAAAACAAGATTACAGGTGTATTTAGCTATATTAAAAAATGCACCCTGTTCAAGTGGAGAAGCCTTTGCGACAATGACTACTAAAGAAAACCAAATCAGTCAATCAAGAGCAAGATTTACAGAATTAAGGAGATTAGGTGTTATTTATGAAAAGGGTATTAGGAAATGTAGGGTTACAGGTAGGAATGTTATAGAATGGGATTTAACAGATAGATTACCTATAAATTTTAAAAACAAGAATAAAACAAAAAAACAAAAAATTGATGATGCTATAAATTCCTTGCGTGAGTTATATAAAAATAAAAATAATAACACAAGTGAGGATTGGAAAATAGTTGCTGATTTAATTAAAATAATATAAAATATGAATAATAAAAAGATGGAAACAAAGTACAAGCTAATAACTTGGTCACTAACAGGATTATTGATAACAACATTATATATTATTTTAAGCCAATGATTTTACTTATAGATGCAGACAGTTTAGTATTTGCCAGTTGTTACTCTAGAGGGGAGGAAAAATATTATACTAATTTAGAAGATTCTATAGCTAAATTTGATGAGCAAATGATGGCGATTGTAAATCATTTAGAGGAAAATTTTGAGGTTAAAGAAGTTATTACATTTAATGGATGTCGTGGTAATTTTAGAAAAAAAATTAATCCTACATATAAAGCAAACAGAAAAAAACAAGACCTACCCCCTTTGTTATTTGAGATGCACCAATACGTTAAAGACAATTATAATAGTATTTATGGATATGGACTTGAAACTGACGACTTGGTGGCTAGATATTGGAAAAATTTATCAGATGAAATAGGTAGAGATAATGTAATGATTGTTTCACTTGACAAAGACTACAAACAATTTCCTGCACTTATTTACAATTACCATTACAAACATAAATGTATTTATGATATCACAAAAGAAACAGCATTATATAATTTTTATGAGCAAATGATTATGGGAGACCAAGCTGATAATGTAAATTATTTTTATGGAAAGGGTAGAGCATTTGCAAAGAAGTATTATGTAGGATGTAAAACGAAATTTCAATATACCAAAAAATTGTTTAAATTGTTTAAACAACAATATAAAAGTAAAGCAAGAGAAAAATATATTGAATGCTATAACTTATTAAAATTAAGAACACAATGAAAGATATAAAACCAATAGAGGTTGCTAATAAATTAAAAAATACTTCAAAGATAAATGTATTTGAAAACACAAGAAAAAAAGAGGTAGTTGAAATAAGAATGTTACTTTGTTATTTGTTAAGAGAAAAATTAGGAATGAGATGGATTAATATTGCTAAATTTTTTAGTAATAATGGAAAAAATATGACACACGCAACAGCAATACATTCTTGTAATATGTATCCTGCTTATAAAAAAAACAATAAAAAACTTAAAGAATTTGAAAAAATATTTTCTTGGAAAAGTAATTTAACTTATGATGAAATTGATAAAATCCATTATCTTGAAAACCAAGTAAAAAATCTCAAAGAAAAATTAGAAAACTGTAATTAAAAATGATAGGAATAATAGGCAGGGGTTTTGTTGGTAGTGCTGTTCAATTTGGATTTTCACCAAATGTTGGTTTTGATGAAAAAATTAGAATATATGACAAAGACCCAAGCAAAAGCATACACACATTAGAAGATGTAGTTAATAAAAGCAAAATTGTTTTTATAAGTATTCCAACTCCATCTTATATAAATGGAGAAATAAATCTTGAATTAATTGATAATTGCTTAAATGATATTAATAATGTATCAAACAATCAAGCAATATTTTTGATACGTTCTACAGTTATTCCTGGCACAACAAGAAAATTATCAGAAAAATATCCATCATTAAAATTAGTATTTAATCCAGAATTTTTAACAGAAAGAAGTGCTAAACTTGATTTTATAAATCAATCAAGAGTTATATTGGGTGGTAATTTATATGAAGTTAACAAAGTGGCAGATTTATATATAAGAAGATTTGGTAAAAGTTTGCCAATAATTAGAACTAATTATGAATCCGCTGAATTAATTAAATATATGACTAATACTTTTTTGGCAACAAAAATTTCTTTTTTAAATGAAATGAAAATTTTATCAGAAAAATCAGGTTCTATATGGGAAGATGTAATTGATGGATTTATTCGTGATGGTAGAATTGGCAATTCGCATTTAAATATCCCTGGACCAGATGGAAAATTAGGTTTTGGTGGAAGCTGTTTTCCAAAAGATATACAAGCAATAATACATTATGCAGATAAATTAGGAATTAATATGTCTGTTTTAAAAGGGGCTTGGGAAACAAACTTAAAAATTAGACCAGAAAGAGATTGGGAAAATTTAGAAGGTAGAGCAATAACTAAAAAATAAATTATGTTACAAAAAATAAAAATAAATAAAATAAAAACAAACCCTAAAAATCCAAGAGTGATTAAGGATTATAAGTTTCATAAATTAGTAAATAGCATTAAACAATTTCCTCAAATGCTTAAAATAAGACCTATTATAATAGATGAAAACAATATTATATTAGGCGGAAATATGCGATACAAAGCCTGTATTGAAGCAGGGTTAAATGAAATTTATATTTATAAAGAAAACCATTTAACTGAAAAACAAAAGCAGGAATTTATAGTAAAAGATAATGTAAATTTTGGAGATTGGGATTGGGATATACTTGGCAATGAATGGAAAACAACAGAATTGGATGAGTGGGGTTTAGATGTTTGGCAAAATACAGATGATAATATTGAGCTAATAAATAAAGGAGATGAATTTTCTGAATGGGTAGGTATGCCTGAATTTGAAGCAAGTGAAAAAGATATAAAAATTATAATTACATTTGATACAGAAGAAGCAAGAGAAAAATATGCTAATGAAAATAATATGCAATTTTCTGTAAAAGCACAAAAGGCTTGGAGTACATCATATCCATTTAAAAAAACCCAAGATTTAAAAAATCTAAAATATGAATAAACATCCTATTTTTATCCCATCAAAGGGAAGATATGATAATTGTTTAACTGCTGATATGATGATAAAAGATAAAATGTTTTTTTTTATTGTTGTTGAACCACAGGAATATAAATTATATAATAATAAATACGATAAAAAATATTTATTAAAATTACCATTTAGCAATTTAAACAAAGGTGTATATCCTGCAAGAAATTGGATAAAGGAATATTCAAATAAAAATGGTTATATATATCATTGGCAATTTGATGATGATATGAAATCATTGGCATATTATACAAATGGTAAGCAACACAAAAAACCATCTTCATATATTTTACCATTAATTGAAAATTTTGTAGACAGATATAAAAATATAGGTGTGGCTTCTATAACCTCAAGTGCTTTTGCATTTAGCAAAAAAACCCCTTATGGTTTAAATAAAATGATTTATGGTTGTTTTTTATATAAAAGTAATATGCCATATAAATTTAGATTAAAATTAGGTAATGATACAGATATGAGTTTACAAGTTTTAGAGGGGGGTTGGTGTACAGTTGCTATGTATGCGTTTGTTTTTAATACACAACCATTGGGTACAGGAAAGGGTGGTAATGATAGTATATATGCAGATAATGGTAGAGAAATAAGGGCAAATGCACTTAAAAATAATTTTCCACATTTACCTATAAAAGTTACTACAAGATTTGGTAGACCACATCACGATTTGTCGCAAGTTTGGAAAGGGTATAAACAACAATTAATAAAAAAGTGAATAAATATCCAGTGTATATCGTATCAAAAGGTAGATGGAAAAATCCATTAACGGCTAATTTTTTTAAAAGAGATGGCGTTGATTTTAAAATAGTTGTAGAGCCAAAAGAATATAAAAATTATTGTAAAGCAATTGGTAAAAAATATGTTTTAAAATTATCCTTTGATAATTTAGGAGTTGGTTCATATCCAGCTAGAAATTTTTGTTGGGAACATAGTAGTAAAAATAATCACGAAAGACATTGGGTCTTTGATGATAATATACACAAGATACGAAGAATTACACAAGGTAAAAAAATAAAGTGTAATGCAAAAAAAGCATTAAAAATAGTAGAGGAATTTACAGACAGATATGAAAATATTGCAATATCAGGATTTAACTATTCACAAAATGTTATTCCAGGTACATCTGATAATATTCCATTTCGTTTAAATGTTCACGTATATTCAGCAATGTTAATTAAAAACAATATGCCTTATAAGTGGAGATTAAAATATAATGAAGATGTGGATATATGTTTACAAGTATTACATAATAAATTATGTGTTGTTTTATTTAATGCCTTTACAGTAGACAAAACAAGTACAATAGCAAAAATGAAAGGTGGTAATCAAACAGAACTCTATAAAAATAATGCGTATGAAAAAAAACTTTTAAAGACAAGAAGTTTAGAAGAAGTATGGCCGCAGTATGTTGAAACAAAGATTAGATATAATAGACCACATCATCTGATTAACTGGATGCAATTTAAACATCCATTAAAAAGAAGAAAGGATATTGACTGGGAAAATATAAAAAATAAAAAACATAATTTACAATTAAAAAAGATAGGCAAAATAAAAAATAAGGAATTAAATAAATTTTATAATACATATAAATGAAAATTTTAGTAACGGGGGGAGCAGGTTATATAGGAAGCAATTTAATTAAATTTTTAAAAGAAAAATCATATGATAATATTACTTCAATAGACAACTATTTTACAGGCACAGAAAAAAATCATATTAAAGGAGTTATATATAGGGAAGCAAACACTTGGGATTTTGAAATAGAAAAGCAAGATATTGTTTTTCATTTTGGAGAATATTCAAGAGTTGTGCCTTCTTTTAAAGATATAAAATATGTTATGAAAAGTAATTTATTAGGCACAAGTAGAGTAATTGAATTATGTAAATCTTGGAATGCAAAACTTATTTATTCAGCTTCAAGTTCTAAGTTTGGTGGAAACGAAAATTTATCTCCTTATTCGTGGGTTAAATCAAAAATGGTAGAGTTAATAAAAAACTATAAAAAATGGTTTAATTTACAATATGAAATTTGTTATTTCTATAATGTGTATGGAGAAAATCATATAACGTATGGAGATTATGCTACAGTTATAGGGATTTTTGAAAAGCAATTAATGAATAATGAACCACTTACCATAGTAGGAGATGGAGAACAGACAAGACAGTTTACACATATAAACGATATAATAATTGCATTAAATAAAATAATGTATCAAAATAAAAATAAAGAATGGTATTTGAGTAGTGATAAAAATCATAAAATAATAGATGTTGCTAAAATGTTTAGTAATAATATTAGATTTATACCTAAAAGAAAAGGAGAAAGACACGAATCAATATCATTAATTAATGACACAAAAGAAATATTAAATTGGAAAACTAAATATAAGTTAAAAGAATATATTGATGGACAAAAGTAGACATATAAAAAAGGAATCAATTTTAAAAGCACTTGAAAAGAGTTTAGGTATTGTTACAGTAGCTTGTAAAAATGCAAATATTCCACGAAGCACATTTTATAAGTGGTTAAATGAAGATGAGGAATTTGCAAAACAAGTACAAGATATTGAAAATATTGCTTTAGACTTTGCAGAAAGCCATTTACATAAACAAATAAGAGACCATAATAGTACAGCAGCAACAATTTTTTATCTGAAAACAAAAGGCAAACACAGAGGTTATATTGAAAGGCAAGAAATAACTGGAGCAGATGGTATGCCAAATAATTTTCAAATTGAAATAATTGACAAAACAGAAGATACAGACTAATGTCGTTTATAAACATTTAGTTAAAAGCGATAAAAAAATAATAGTTGAGCAGGGTGGAACTCGGTCAGGTAAAACTTATAATATACTTCTTTGGATAATCTTTGAATATTGTACTAAACATAAAAAGAAAGTTATTACTATTTGTCGTAAAACCTTTCCTAGTTTAAGGGCAACAGTATTAAGGGATTTTTTTGATATAATTAAAAGTCAAAATATATATAGTGAATTATTTCATAATAAATCAAACTCTGAATATAATTTATATGGAAATCTAGTAGAATTTATCTCACTTGACCAACCTCAAAAAATTAGAGGTCGTAAAAGAGACCTATTATTTGTTAATGAAGCAAACGAATTATATTTTGAGGATTGGCAACAGCTTATATTTAGAACTCAAGAAAAAATAATAATTGATTTTAACCCATCAGATGAATATCATTGGATATATGACAAAGTAATTCCTAGAAAGGACTGTGATTTTTTTAAAACAACTTACTTAGATAATCCTTTTATTGAAGATGTTATAAAAGAGGAAATTGAAAGACTTAAAAAAACAGATGAGCAGTATTGGCAAATTTATGGTTTAGGAGAAAGGGCAGCTAGTAGAAGTACAATTTTTAATTATGTAGAAATTAATAAAATTCCAGAAGAAGCAAAACTCCTTGCTTATGGAATGGATTTTGGTTATACGAATGACCCCAGTACCCTAGTGTCTGTTTATACTCAAGACCATAATTTATATATAAAGGAACATTTATATAAAACACAAATGACAACCTTAGATATACATAAATTTTTATTAGCAGAGAATCTTGAAAAAAATCCTATTTATGCTGATAGTGCAGAACCAAGATTAATTAATGAATTAAGAGTTATGGGACATCATATATTTCCAAGTATAAAAGGAAAGGATTCTGTTAATGCAGGAATTGATTTACTTAAAAGATATAAAATTTATATACTATCTAGTTCTAATAATGCAATACAAGAATTTAGAAACTATAAATGGACTGAAGATAAATCTGGTAGGCTTACTAATATTCCTATTGACAAAGATAATCATATAATTGACCCCTGTCGTTATGCTACTTATTCTATATTAAGCAGACCTAATTTTGGAAAATATACCATACAATAATTATTAACAAAAATTTTAATAAGTCACAAAAATTGTTTATATTTATACTATGGAAAATACAAAAACAAAACAGCTAGAGGTTGGAGACATACTTTACAGTTCGTGGGGATATGACCAAACCAATATAGATTTTTACAAGGTAAAAAGACTAGCAGGAAAAACAATGGTTGAACTTGTGCCTATTGAAAGCAAGTTAGCAGAAACATTACAAAACTCCCCCTATCAAGATATGGTAGTTCCATATCCTGCAAATGAGGGAAAACCTTTTCGTAGAAAAATTCAAGGGGATTATGTACGTTTAAACAGTTATTCAGGAGCATCACTTTGGGATGGTAAACCACTTGCTCAAACCAATTCTTATTACGGACATTAAATGGATAAAATTCAAAATTTACACGACTTAGAATATTATGGAAATATTTTATTATCAACTGAATTGGTAAAAAGATGGATTAAACTTAAACCAAACAACAAAGAATTAAAAAAATTAGGAGAAGCATTAATACAAATTTCTTTATATGTTGTACGCATACAAGATGATTTAAGTAAACACAAAGAAGCAATTAGTAATTATAGGTATGATAAAAACAAAGCATTATTAGAACTACAAGAATTAAAAAGACAAAGCGAAATGTAATTTACTAGAATTAGTTTTGTTTGGATGCCGAAAGGCATAGGGAGATTATCCAATAACAGTGATTCACAGTTAGGGTTTTCTCCCTTTTTTTTATTCAAAAAATTCCTGTTACTTTGTCTTATAAAATTTATCAATTAAATCGTTATACTATTATGAACATTAAAATAAAAGTTCCAACTACATTAGATAATATTTCTTTAAGGTCTTATAAGGAATATATAAAACTAGCAAATGAGATTAAAGATATAAAGCTATTAAAGGCACAAATGATTCATATTTTTTGTGATGTTAGTTTAGAAAGTGTATATAATATGAAATATAATGATTCAGAAGAACTGGTATCAACATTAAATAAATTATTTGATAGTAAACCAAAACTTGTAAATAAGTTTGTTTTAAATAAAGTTGAATATGGCTTTCATCCATCCTTAGATGAAATGAGTTTAGGGGAATATATTGACTTAGACACATATATAGGAGATTGGGAAAATATAGAAAAAGCAATGAACGTTTTGTATAGACCTATTATAGCAAGATTAAAAGATAGATATTCAATAGATAAATATAAAATAGAAAATGCAGAATTTATTTTGGATATGCCAATGTCAGCAGTAACCAGTTCAGTTTTTTTTTTGCTGACTTTAGGGATAGACTTGTCAAAGACTATGAGGAACTATTTGGGGAAGGGTCAAGAGGCGGCCTTGACAGAGTATCTCAATTTGGAACCAAATGGGGTTGGTACAGCTCACTTTATGAACTCGCTAGAGGAGATGTTACACAACTTGAAAATATCACCGAATTAAATATGCACAAATGTTTTACAATGTTAAGTTTTATGAAAGAGAAAAACCAAATGGAATCAGCAGAAATAAAAAAAAGTTTTAAGAAATGAGCAATCAAGGAATAAGAGGATACTATTTAATTACTGAAACAATAGAAACTGAATTATTAAAAGACCAAAATATTAGTACAGTTACTAGTGGAGATTTAAGTACAGTTAATTTAGGGAAACAAGATATTTTTCCACTAGGGCATATCTTAGTTAATAGTGTAACAGTAGGAGACCAGACCTTAACTTTTAACTTGAATGTTCTTTCTATGGATATAGTAAATGAATCAAAAGAGGAAACAAGAGATTTTCAAACAGGAAATAGTAATGAGCAAGATGTTTTAAATACTCAACTTGGTGTTTTAAATAAATTAATACAAGTTTTAAAAAGAGGGGATTTATATACAGATAAATATCAAGTGGAGGGAGACCCAAGTTTAGAACCTTTTTATGATAGATTTGAAAATAATCTTGCAGGTTGGACTGCTTCAATAGACATTGTGATTTATAACGATATAACAATTTGCTAATGACTTTTAAACAAATAGAAAATCAACTTAAAATATTTGCTGATGGTGTGATTGAATTGGCAAGAAAAAATTTAAAAAGGAAAAAAAAGATAACAACTGGGCAACTTTATAAATCTTTAAAATATAAAATAATACCAGATAAAAATTCTACTATTTTAAATTTTGAAATGGAGGATTATGGTTTATTCGTTGATAAGGGTGTTAAGGGTGCAAACCCAAATGCTTTACCACAGGGAGCTAAATGGTATGGTAGGAATAGAGCACCCAATAGTCCTTATGCTTTTGGAGCAAATAAAAGTAATGGATTAAGAAAGGCATTAAATAGATGGACTGTACAGAAAAATATAAAAGGAGTTAGAGATAAAAAGGGTAGATTTTTACCTAGAAAGAGTATGCAATTTATGATGGCAAGAAGT